GACATCGACCTGATCCCCATGGTTCAGCTCACCGTCAACAGCCCCCTGGACACCACCACCATCTGATCTACCCTTCGGATGATGAGAGGGACGACCCCTCCTTCGGGTGGGGTTTTTTATTGCCGCTAGACTGACAAAAAGATTGTGGTAATGCTGTGGCCGCAACTATCAACGCCACACTGAAGAGTGAGACGGCAAATAGCTACGTAACGCTGGCTGCTGCCAACTCCTATTTCGAGACCGTCCCCGACTCCTCCACCTGGGACGACAAAACGGACGACCAAAAGAACCGCTCATTGATCTCAGCCACACGCTGGATCGACAGCCTGAATTTCTATGGCGACCGCTGCGATAACGACCAAGCCCTGAAGTGGCCGCGCAACAACTACCACGTCGACAACGTGGAGCTGACCTGCAGCGAAATCCCAGCCGAAATCAAATACGCCACCTATGAACTTGCGCGTGCATTAGCTAACGACACAGGTGCCATCACCGACTCCACTGGTGATACTGGTTTGTACGAGGCCGTAAAACTTGGTGAACTCGAAGTCAAATACAACAAGTCCAGCCAAGCCACCGGAACTGTCAATAACGTCTTCGACGTTTATCCTTGGCTGCAGTCTTATCTCGGCGCTTATTGCCTTGGAGGTAGCGGCAGCTATCAAGTACGTGTTGTGAGGGGTTAATCATGGCCGGCGCACTCGACACTGCTTTCAAAGCAATCGCCAAGACAGTGGTGGCGGATCTGGGCACCGCCCTGGATACCAGCATTACGTACACTCGTAAGGCATCACCGAGCTACGACGTCGACACTGGGGCACTGACAACCACCGATACGACGTACTCCAGCCTGAAAGTCCCGATTGAATTTGTCGACGCTGAGGAAGAAGAAGGCCGAGAAGAGCGTAAAGCACGTGTGTATCTCACGCCCGATCTAATCGGTAACAATCAACCGACTTTTGAAGACACCGTAACTCTTACTTATGCAGGCTCCGCGCGCACAGCTCAGATAACAGATATACGCACATTTCAGGGCGGACAAAAGTACCTTTACATCCTGCTGGTGAGGTTCTGATGAGAGACATAAAGCACGCATCCGGTGATCTAAAAGGCCAGCTAACATCGGCTCTGAATCAGTTCAGCACCGATTTAATTTCCACAGAAGGTTTAGCCCAACGGAACAACAGCCCCGTCCGTACAGGCTTTTTTGCATCCAGCTGGAAAGCACAGACCCGCCGAGTGCAACCTAAAGACAAAATCGAGGACTATAAACCTTGGAGCGAAAAGGCGAAAGAGTTTTCAAAAACAGGAAAAGTTCCTGAACCAACCATTCAACCACGTTTTGAAGCAGAGCAAAATTTGAAATTGCGCGATGTTGTCTATGTGGGAAGCTCTGTAGAGTACGCATCAAGGGCAATCGAATTTGGTCAGGTTCAGCGGTACGTACAAGGTCCGGAGATCAGAGCCCTTTTACGCAAGAATTTTTCGGAAAGAGGAGGTAGGCAATGACTCTCGTTAATGCACGAGCAGCTTTTGAAAAAGCTGTAACCGACGCTGTCACAGCAGCAGATGCCTCTGTGCTGATGGTTTACGACAACGTTGCCTTCACCACACCGGGTAAAAGTGAAAAATACATTTTGATGTCTGTGAATTTTGGCCAGTCAACGCTCCAAAATCAGGGGGCCGCGACTGATTACTACTCCGGCACGATTCAGTGCAACGTATATGTACCCAAATCAGCTGGGACATCCGTCCTTTCTGCCATTAGCGAGGCTGTTATCGACGGATTGACCTCTGTAAATGCCCCGGGGTATACGGATACTTACAGCACAGTACCCAGAGTGCTCGACATCAACGGACCTACGCCGCTGGATTTAGAGGATCGCTCTCATTTTGTCGGCGTTATCTCTTGTCAATTCACCGCTGTTGCATAGTATAGTAGGGTAGAAATCAATCAAGACCAGCACGTTTATGCGGGCTACAGAACTTCTTCGGAACAAATTCGGAATCAGCCAGCTGTATAAGCACGAGGTAAAAGACGGAGATGAAACTGTGCTTGAGGTGTACTGGCACCCTCTGACGATTGCTGAGCGCGAATCCATCCAGAAAAAGTCTGGCTCAGATGACGCCAACGACTTTGCTCTCGGCATGATGATCGAGAAAGCTCTTGACGTTAACGGCAAACGGCTGTTCCAAGACGGCGATCGAGCAGCACTTAAAAATGCTGTGGAAGCCTCTGTTCTCCAGGAAATCCAGCTGGCGATGCTGTCTTCCGGCTCCGAAAACAAGGTGGAGGAAGCGAAGGCCGATCTAAAAAGCGCGAAGTGATTGGCTCTTTCTGTTTTTCCTAGCCAAAGAACTAGGGATGACCGTCGCCGACTTATCTCAGCGTCTAACCACTGAAGAGCTAGTTGGCTGGGCCGCATTCTTTGAAATCCGCGGTGAAGAGGAGGAAAAAGTCATGGATAGATCGCGGATGTCAAGCAGAGCCCAAACCATGACAAGGCGGTAGACTCAGGGCAGTATCCGTTAGCTCCCTGGGTCGATGGCTGACTACGGCGTAAATATAGCCATTAAGTTTAACGAGGCCAAGCTAAACAAGCTTACCAAGCAACTTACAAAAGCCTCTACTGCTGCAGATCGCATAAACAAAGAGTTCAAAAGTCTTGGTCTATCTGGAAAAAACAGCGTTGAAAAAATTAACAATGCGCTTCAAAAGAAAATAAAAAACCAAGGTTCAGTAATTAAACAATTACGGCAAGAGGTTAAGTTAAATCAGCAGAATGCTGATGCGATAGCGAGGCAAAATAGAGCGTCGCGGTCACGCCCTCCAGGAGGCGGTGGCGGTCTTGGTGGAGGTGGGCGACTTTCACAAGCCGTGCTCGGCGGTGGTTTTCCGTTGTTGTTTGGCGGCGGTCCGCTTCAAGCGTTAGGCGGTGCTGCCGGTGGAGCACTTGGAGGGTTTGCGGGAGGTATTGCCGGTCAGATAATTGTTGGACAGTTTGAACAGTTGGGTAAAGCCGCTGCAGAAGTCGGCCAAGCTTTCAGTGCAACAACCTTTGACCTTGAGCGAGTTGCAGAAGCAACAGGTATTGCCGGATCAGAAACACAAAAATTTTTAGAAAAGATAGAAAAATACGGGTCTAGTGCTCAAGCAGCAGAACTTGCGACAAAACTTCTCGCTACAAAAGTCGGTGAAGATGGTGTGCAAGCACTCACAAAATTCGGCAACGACGCTCAAACACTTGGAAATAATTTAGGGGTTATTTTTACGCAAGTTTTATCTGAAATCGCCAGAGTTGCCGGACCGTTACTTGAAGCCTTGGCAAAATTTGCGGGCGAGCAGGCTTCGATTGGGTCGTTTAAGAAACGAACGGGTTTGACCGGAAAAGAAAAACTCGCCCAGGATATTCTGCTAGGAGGCACTTTTACCGGAGGAGGGGGAAGACTTGGTGGAGGTGTTGCTGAAACACTGCAAAAAGCCACAGCAAAACGACTCGGCCTTACAGATTTAAGCGATAAAGGATTACGAAATTTTGCTATTCAAACTGCGCTCGGTTCTCAAAAGAAATTTGAACTCCCCGTACTTCAGCAAATTAAAAGTACTGCTGCAGGTATCCAAACACCAGAACAGCAACGAGCAGCCGGTAAAACCGCTAGGGAGCTAGAGCGAGAAGCAGAACGTTTTCAAAAGCAGCGTCAGCGTTTTGAAGAGCAACAGGCTCAGGCCATCGAGCGTAGGCTGGAAGCCCAATTCAAAGAATCACAAGAACTTCAAAATCAGGAGACGCTGCTTAGAGCAAAGCTGGCCGGAAATGAAGAAGAAGTCCGGTACGCAATCGAACTGGGCCAACTCCAAGAAAAGTACGGCACTGAAGAGGGACGTCGACTGGCGGATAAAAAAGCCGCAATTCGAGCCTCAACAGAAGCTCTTAAAGAACAGGAAGTGGCGCAACAGAGAATAAACTCCCTTGTAAATACTGCAGGCCAGCAATTTACAGGTTTGTTTGAAACTTTGATCAATGGCACTAACGACTGGAACAGTGCGCTACGCAACGTTCTTACAAGTCTGAGCAGTGCACTTTTGCGTTTTGGTTTGAGTGCACTGGGAGGAGACGACGGTGTCGGTTTGTTTTCAATTCTTTCCGGAACTTTTACCGGTAAAGGTAAAGCTCTAGGTGGTGCTGTTTCAGCTGGCCAGTCGTATCTCGTTGGTGAAAAAGGTCCCGAGCTGTTTATGCCTGGCGCCAAGGGCAACATCATTCCCAACAGCGCCTTGGGCGGCATGGGCGGCGGCAGCATCACGGTGAATGTTGACGCCAAAGGCTCTACAGTTGAAGGCAATGGTGACCAGGCAAATCAACTCGGCAAGGTGATTGGCGCCGCCATCCAGCAGGAACTGATCAAGCAAAAGAAACCCGGAGGCTTGCTCGCGTAACCCATGGCCACCTTTCCTTCGATCACTCCGACCTACGGCGCCCAAAAGAAAAGCGCCCCAGTGGTCCGCAATGTCCGCTTCGGGGACGGCTACGAGCAACGCCTGACCTTCGGCGTCAACCAGAACCCCAAGATGTGGGATCTGACCTGGAACATCTCCGAAACCGACGCCGACACAATCGAAGCCTTCCTCGACGCCCGCGCCGGCCAAGAAAGTTTCGACTGGACCCCACTCGACGAAGCCACCTCATACAAGTGGGTCTGCTCGGAGTGGAGCAAGAGCATCCCGTATACGGGTCGCGCCACGATCCAAGCCAGTTTCCGCCAGGTATTTGAGCCCTAATGGCCTATACAGCTTGGACAGCTAGTACAGCTTTTGCCCTTGGCGACGTTGTACGCGCCACGACGCAACAGGGCACAGGCTTCGTCTTTCGCTGCGTTTTAGCTGGTACGTCAGACAGCAGCGAACCCGACTGGCCAAAGGTTTTATATAAAACCAAAAGCAGCGGCTCTGTAGTTGATGAGGGTTACGTCGTCGATGGCGGCGTCATTTGGGCAGCAGTCAGCGCAGTTTCGGAAGAACTGCAGAAGCTGGCACCCAGCGCCGTCATTGAACTGTTCCAGCTGGAGCTTGTTTCGGGTTTGCACTACGACCCGGCAGATCCACCGGCAACCACTACCTACTACTTTCATGCCGGCACGAACGAGCTAACCGGCAATGTTGTCTGGGCTGGTACGACCTACACCCGCTTTCCAGTCCAAGCGGACGGCTTCGAGTATGCGGGAACCGGTCAACTGCCCACGCCGAGCATCACAGCGGCAAACCTGAATGGTCTGCTGACATTGGCGCTGATCGACGTCAATACCTACACGCCGGGTAACGACCTGATCAACGCCAAAGTCACCCGGATTCGCACGCTTAAGAAATACCTTGACGCGTCCAACTTCACGGGCGGCACCAATGCAGATGCCGACCCCCAGGCCGAATTTCCCCGCGAGATTTACAACATCTCGCGCAAAACAGCAGAAACCCGCGACCTCATCTCATGGGATCTGGCCAGCGCATTTGACATGCAAGGCGTCAGAGCACCCAAGCGCCAAGCAATCCACATGTGCCAGTGGATCTACAAAGGCCCGGAATGCGGTTACACCGGCAGCTTGCCCGCCTGCCTGAAAACGCTGGATGATTGCAAGGCCCACTTCGGCAGCAATGCCGCGTTGCCTTTTGGCGGATTCCCAGGCGTCGGCCAGTTCTCATGATCATCAAGGATGCAGCTAAAGCCGCAGCACTGGCGCACGCCCAACAGGAGTTTCCGCGTGAGGCTTGCGGTCTGCTGCTCGTTATCAAGGGCAGGCAGAAGTATTGGCCATGCCAAAACCGCGCTGAAACACCCGAGGCGCATTTCCAGCTGGATCCTGACGACTACGCCGCCGCCGAAGACAAAGGCGAAGTCATCGCCATCATCCACAGCCACCCAAACACCAAGCCGCAGCCGAGCATGGCGGATCAGGTTGCCTGCAACCGCAGCGGCCTGCCCTGGTACATCGTCAACCCGCTGACTTTCCAGTGGGGTGAAGCTCTGCCCAACGACTACAAGCCACCGCTGATTGGCCGCGAGTATTGCTGGGGCAGCTTGGACTGCTGGACTTTGGTCCGCGACTGGTACAAGGAAGAATGGGATCTTGACCTGCCGGACTGGGAACGACCGACCAAGGCGAACTGGGATGATGCGCCAAGGTTTGACGAGCTGTACGAGGAGGCCGGATTCCACGAGGTATCAATCCGCAAGTTGCAGGTTGGCGATGCGTTGTTGATGTCGATGGGCTCCAATCACCTCAACCATGTGGCGGTTTATGTGGGCGATCAGTATGTGCTGCATCACCTAACTGGTCGCTTATCTAGCCGTGACTTGCTTGGTGAGTGGCTATTAAAATGCACGGGAAAGGTGGTGCGGCATGAGACTCGTTAAGGTCTACGGTCAGCTCGCCCAGCGCCTAGGCCAGCGAGTGTTTAAGGCTGCAGTAGACAGCCCGGCCGAAGCGGTCCGATTTTTGTGTGCCAACTTCCCCGGCCTGGATCAGTGGCTAATTGATAGCGCCCAAGACGGCATCGCCTACCGCGTCAAAGTCAGCAAGACCACGGTTGGCGAGGACGACTTCGGGATGTTCTGCAATCCCGATGCCACTATTTCGATTACACCCGTCATGGCTGGAGCGAGTGGCGGCTCGGGGCAAACTTTCCTAGGCATCGGCTTAATGGCGTTTGCAATTTTGGCTGCCCCGATTGGCGGCGGTTTTCTCGGGCTTGGTGCAGGAGCGTTTGGCAGTACAACTGGAGGTGTTGTTGCCGGTTTTACTTTGGGCGCTGCTGCTTCAACAGCTATCGGCAGTATCGGATTAGCAATGACACTTGGAGGCGTGGCGCAGATGATCACGCCAAAGCCACCAACACTCGGACTGGGTGGCCCATCACCCTTGAATGACCCACGCGCCCTGCAGTCTTACAACTTCAACGGGATTCAGAACACCAGCACGCAAGGCACGCCGATCAATGTGGTGTATGGCAAAACGATTGTCGGTAGTGTGACGCTAAGCGCCGGCATCACCAATACCAGCAAGAAATGACTGAGCAAAATCCGGCGATCTATGGCTCTGGTGGCGGTGGCCAGCAGCAAACTGTCGTTGCAGCTCAGCAACAACCGACGGTCAAAAAAGACAACCTCCAGTCCAAGGCGTATGCCCGCATTCTGGATCTAATCAGCGAAGGCGAAATCGGCGGTTTGGTTGATGCTGATGTCGAAAAGTCCATCTTTTTAGACAACACCCCTATTCGCGCTGCAGACGGATCGCTCAATTTTCTCAACGTCAAAACTGACACCCGCCTTGGTACGAACGACCAGGAATACATCAGTGGTTTTACATCAACCGAAAGTGAGCAAGGTGTCAACGTCACTGTCGTTGCCAACAACGCTTTAGAGGGCACTTGGTCCCGCGACTGGAAAGATGCGACATGGCAGCGGGCCGGCAACACCATTGCGGTGACGTGGGTCGACCACGGAGTTAGCACTAACGATGAAGTCTTTCTGAACTTTGCCACATATGGCGGCAGCAAGATCGACAAGTTATACACAGCCACTTACTTTAACGACGATCAATTTACCGTCCAAAGAGGAACAACCAAGCTCAAGAAAACAAGCGGCCAAGTTTATGCGATCAAACCGTGGCTGCGCATTGACGTTGGAACACGCGACGGCAGCGACTGGGCCACTGGCGACCAGGTCTACATCCGCTTCCTAAAGCAGAGCAGCGACCCAAGCAAAACGCAGAGTTCTATTTTTAAGCAGAAGTCCTTTAACGCTGTCTACAACGTCATCCCGGCAGAGGATAAAGACGGCTCCCCTAGTTCCAGCTATTTCTATGTCGAGTGGACCGACAAGGCTGGTTCACTGGCTAATGCGCAAGTGGACGGCGGCCAAGTCCGTGTTGCTGACGCCACCTACACCTACAACGCTTCCACCGACGTTCTAACCGTCAACGCCGATAACCACGGCTATAGCGTCGGCATGACGGTGGAGCTGAACCCGGTTACCGGCCCACTCAAAACAATCAAAAAGACCTACGAAATCCAAACCGCATCAACCAACTCATTCACCGTTTCGCAGGGCGGCAACTACAGTTCCACCGGCAGCGGCACCTACTACATCGAGGTTCCAACCACTTCTGGCGCAATCACCCGTCAAATCACCAATACGGAAGTCGATCGCGTCCGCCTAAACATCGCGGTTGGTGCACTGCAAAAAACGACCACCGCCGGTAACGTCACGGGCTCTAAGTTCCAGTACGCACTAGATCTGCAGTTCAACGGCGGCGGCTTCTTTGCCGCGACGATTGACGGCAAGCAGTTCGAGGAAATCAAGGGCAAAACATCCGGCGGCTTTGCGTTTAGCCGTGAGATCTCATTTGCCGACCAAACGGGCTGGGACAGCGGCACTGTTAGCAACAACTTCCCCATCGACATGCGGTTGCGCCGCGTCAATGAGGACTCGGACGTTCAAACCAACCTCAACGCTTTTACTTGGCAGAGCTACACCGAGATCACCGACGCCAAACTGCGCTATCCCAACAGCGCGTTGGTTGGCATTGAGATCGACGCCAGTCAGTTCAGCAATATCCCCACCCGCAGTTATCACATCAAAGGGATCAAAATCCGCATCCCGAATAACGCGACGGTCGACGCTGACACTGGCGCACTGACCTATTCCGGCGTTTGGGACGGCCAGTTTGGCTCTGCCCAATGGTGTTCGGATCCTGCGTGGGTGCTTTACGACTTGCTCGTTTCGCGCCGGTACGGATTTGGCGAACAGATCCTGACCGACGCAGAAAAAACCGCATTGGACAGCGGCAGCTGGGACGGCATCGCAAGCCGCCTCG